GTCTGCTATGTCAGCTTCGTATCGCTTCTTTAGAACGTTTCTAAGTTTGTCATTCATTGTTGTCCTCCTCCATAGTTTCATTACCGTATTCGTCTTTGTATATAATCCATGACTTGTCACCGTCATAGTAGTATCCTGATATCTCACGCTCCATTAAAAAAATCCTCCGGGTTCATATTAACTTTAGCTTTTTCTTTTTCGTCATGCAATAGGTCATAATACATGTCCAATCTTTTCAAAAACCTATGTTTATAGCGCCTTAATTCTGCCCCATTTACGACAAATTCTTGATAATATAGGTCCGGTGTGCATATCATTATTACCCCTTGTTCTATATTAGAATTGTGCACGTAGTCATGAGCCATGGCGTATGCTGCTATCTGCATATAATAGTCTTCAATCCATTCTGCTTTCTTTGGTTTATTCGCTTGTTTAAAATCTACAACAGTTTCTTTACCATTGTGTAGACAAACTAAGTCAGTAGACCCAGCATAAAGGCCAGGATAATATAATGTAACTTCCGATCCGTAATACTCTTCCACTGGTGTAAGACCCACTTCAATAATTTTTTCGGCCATGGTTTTCGCCTTCTGTCCGAGCTCCGTAAGATCATCGTATCCAGATCCTGTAATATGGTGCTCCAGGAATTTGTGCATAGATGTCCCCCGACTACTAGATACATTTTTGATTCGTTCTGCTTCTTGTTCTCCAACTTTGGCCTTCCATTCTTTTAGAAATTGTTGATCTTTGGTACGCCCTAATATCGTAGTCACAGATGGAAGTCTAGCACCATTTACATCATAGAGCCGTGTTCCTTGGTCCTCGATCCGTGAGGCACTAACATAGTTGTATTTATCACTATGCTTGATCGCTTTACCAATGTTATGGTATTCTTTTATATCTTCATCAGTCATCATTTTCTTTTATCCCTTAATATTTTTACATGCTGTCTCCACGCCCACGCACTCAATGTACCAGACCACCCCATCAACCATATATAAAAACGTAACATTATTTCTTAGTTTTTAAATATTGAGGAGCAAACTTAACTATATTATTTAATGGTGCTTGGTCATGAACATTACCACTCACAGATATACGAGTACAATTAGATCGATACGGTGCTACCCAGTGTTTTAACCATGCAGGAAAGATAAACATATCATTCTCTTCCGGAAAGAAAGACATATAACTTATACAGTCTCTAGGTCCATTGCCATAGATAAACTGTATACCTCCAGGTCCACAGCTTTTACCTTTATACTCTCTATTCTCTCTTTTTAATTCTTCGGGTATCTGTAAGTATGTTACAAAAGACAGTTTACCATCATGATCATGTGGTGGGTTAAAGTCATTAGGCTTTTGATAATTAATCCACATCGCAGATAAAATATATTCTGGTGGTTTTTCAAATGGTTTATTTACATATTTTTCAAAGGCTTGGTTGTATATACCCAAACACTGAGATAGTTGTGGTAGTATAGCATTTTTAGACTCTTCACCATAACCTGTTTCTTTCTCTAAAATACCAGCCAACTTATCAGTATAATCTAATTTATTTTTTTCAGCCTCAGTCAAAAATAATTTTTTAAATGAGTCTGTTATCTTCATTCTAACTACACATGGACCCCAATTAAATATCTGTATGTTTATATCTTTTTTCATAGTTTCTTTTTTAACTCCTTTAAGTATTCTTCGTTTTCTCTTTCTTCTAATGATTTTCTATTTAATATTTTATACGCTATTGCTGCACCAATTAACAAACAACCAATGCTATAAAAAAACATTCCTATTCCGTATGCTGCTGTCATTCTAAATTCATTGCCTCCCTATATTGTTCTAGACTCACTACCTTACCATTCATCAAATACTCTGGTGAGTAGTGGTCTATTACTTGTTCTATTTTATGTAACTTTACTTTAGCATCTGGCCATAGTAATTTGCAAACATAATAACAATCTCTAAACGTACATCGCCAACGCCATTGTGTTTTAAATTTACCACCTGATTTTGTTTTACCTTTTACATCACGTCTAATTACTGTGCCAACAGCTAATACTTCATGAATCCAACGTATGACATGTTCATCAGTCATAGATATCTCCATGCTAATACGCATAGAGTTAGACATTCTATATCCAGGTTTACCTCTATGTTTCTTTTTCTTTTCTAATGCTCGTCTTATGTGAAGACTACCTTCACCATCAAAGATTCCTGCAATGTAACTTATATCACTTTGACTTATCATCAAATGCCCGCTTTCCGTGCACGTACTAACGGGTCACCAAAGGCTCGAATACTCAGGGTATGTTTTACGAATCCCGATATGTAACCTCCAGAGGTGTTTAGCGCATAGCATTTTTTGTCACCTGGAGCTCGTCCTTTTCTATATTTAATTTTTTTTAGCATCTTGTTTCATTAACCATCTTAAAGTTGTTGTTGTTGGATCAAACCCATCAAAATCAAATCTACTAGTGCAGCTTGTTAGAAGGACCATCGTCAATAAGATTATCATCAACCGTCTCATAAAATTCTCCCTCCGAATCGCAGTCCCAACATTGGTGGACTTCGCTTCTATCTCTAAAGTCTACTGCAGGATCACCGTCAATTTTTGCAACTCTGACATACCCATTTCCGTGGCATGTATCACAAATTACTTTTACGATTCTACTTGTTTTTAATTTTGCCATTTAACTTTTTTACTTTCTCGTTTGCAATTGATTCTATTGTCTTTGCTATGGATAATTTAGCATCGGGCAATAATACCTTTGATAGTTTATCTAAAGTAGCATATGTTTGCTTCGTTAGAGAAACATTTTTGTATTTACTCATGTCTGTCATGCGTGTTTCCTTTCATATTAATAACTCATATATAGGTGATATTATAGGATTGTCAATGAAAATATTATTAAGTTTAATTATTTGTTCACAGGTGCATACTACCTGCATGCCGCCATACCCATGGCCTGAAACATTTAATAGCACATATGACTGTATGACGTTTGGTTATGAAGAATCATTAAAGAAAATGAAGGAAATAGGTAAAGAGGAAGTCAACCAACATGGTATTTATATTAGGTTTACCTGCACTCCAGAGGAGACGATTTGACAATAAGGCAGAATTGTGTTATGGCAAGATAATTTCTCACCATTACCTACCCTTATTTTCCCTCTTTAGGGTAGGTGTTTCTTGATCCCACATCCAAAACAAAAGGACAGCAGGTAATAGTAAAGCACTACTTACAAATACAGCCAAGAAGATCACCACTACCATCTTTCATTACGTGTGCATTATAAGGTGGCTCATAATACGTTGTTAAATGTAAACGTAATATGTCACAAAGTTCAAAGCAATCTACTTCGTCCAATAATGAGATATGTTCCATCATCTCTTTTGTGACAGATACCAGACTATATAGACCGTCGTTTACTAGTATCAGATCCATCGTTATTTCTCGTTCCATAATTTAAAACATTTTTTAATCCTGATGCTTTCATATTTATGTTAACACCATAGGGTTTCCATGCTTGTTTCATTAAGTTTAGTTCTAACAACAGACTAGACCATTGGCCTTGAGCTGCACCGTCAACTTTTAATGTTATTATTTTTTCTTTCATATTTAAAGACTAGGATATTTTGGGATGTTTGTCAACGCCCTTGTCCACGATATTTTTTGAAACTACGTCGGCGGTTTTTATTCATTTTTTGTAAGCTAGGATTTCTACCTATACTTGTTTTGTGAAACACAGGAACGTGTGCAACTTTTGCGTATAAACCTTTAGCTTTCTTGGCCATCGAAATACTTATCTACCGCTGATTTTAATGTGTGTTTATGTAAATGAGGTATGTAACTTATCTTTCCATTTATATGTTGTTCTAAATCAGAACCACAAGTTAAACATCTAAAAAATTGTTTTGTTAATCCTACCAAAGGTGTATACTCCTCACAGGTAGGGCAGATACCATTAACTATCTCTGCTGTTATTTTGAAATTTTTTCCGGTCATATGCTTTCTTATTCTTTATCACTTTTTGTTTAAAATGTCTAAGTTGTTTTGCAATAGGATTTCTGCGTTTATTAGATTTTTTCATTAATCCAATATTAATGAAAGGATTTTTTTCTCTCCCATGTATACTTCAACGTTTGCTTTAGATTGAATGCATTTATATACTACTCTATCTTTACTAGATTTGTCCTTCATAGCGTAACGTCTGGCCTTCATACATTGTGATAAAGACTCGTGATAACGATGTTCTATAATTTTGTGATCCTGTAAGAGTAATAAAGCAAATACCATTTCTATCATTAGTGACCGTTCCCGTTTCTAATTAATTTTTCTACATCTTCTGTAAGTTTTTTTGTTCTTTCTTGCAAGAATTCTATGTTAACTGCGTTGTTTCTCATACTTTTAACTTCAGCATCTATATCCTCTAACAATCCGGCTAAGTGTTCTACGAGCATAAAAAGCTCCGCTTCCCCACTTGATTGACCAAGTTCTCCACGTGGATATTTAATTCTAAACTCTGAGTTTTGTTCTAAATCTTTTTGCATCAATTCTATTTTTGTTGAGTGTGCATTAAGTGTTTCATGTAAACCAAAGTATGCCCAGGTTCCAATTGCGACGAGCATAATTAACGAAGCTACCGTTTTCATCGGCATCTGCACTGCAGCTTGTTCTGATATTTTTAATGGTTTAGTCATCTTTTGGTTTTGGTTTTGGTAGTATATACCCTTCTGGTGGTATTTTCAATGTACTGTTATTGTTATCTAAAGTCTTAGATTCTGGGTTTTCTTTAATATAATCTTCTTTTAATTCATCCCAAAGACTGCCTGTAGGCATAGTTTCTACTTCATCTACCTGGGGTACAACACCTCTACATTTAGATACTAATAAATAAAAATTTTTATTTTGTGCTAAACTAGGATTTCTATTTACTTTATTACACATCTTCATTAGCTCAAGTTGTTGTTTTAATTGTGCATTTTCTTTTGATGTTTTACAGTCTGTTCCTAAATATTTTCTGTAACTAAAAGTTAATCTATAATTATCTGAATCGTAATCGCTAGACGAACCTTGATAATTTGTTGCTCTGTCTTCTGCTTCTATTCTTGTTTCAAACTCTCCACATCTAGTATTACCATCGTTAAGATATTCGTTTCTAGGATACGCAGGATCTGCACAAAATGCTAGAATGGTTAACATTATAATAAGTATTGCTGTAAATCTGTAATCCATCCTGGCAATCTCCATAGTTCATCCTAATAATTTATTTCTCTGTTTAAATCTTTAATGTCGTATTCCATTTGTCTAACTTTATCAGCTAACACTTCATATAAATTCTCAGCCATCTCCCATGTGCCTTCTGCTCTTTCTAGTTTTGCAATAACAGTATTAACACCATCAGTTAATACTTTCATGTCTCTTTGCATGTTTACAAGATCAACTGTTTTAATTTTTTCTATTTCTGCTTGGTTTGCATTAATAGTGTCTGTTAAGTTAACGATGTATTTTACACCTGTGAATGTTCCAACAAGGACCGAAGCCACAACAGGAACCATTACTATATTTTTTTTTAACAGATCAGCTAAATTCATTTATCCCCAACAAAACCAAGTTTTAAACTTTTTCCAAAGTTCTTTTATTTTTTTAATCATTTTTCTTTTCCTCCATTTCGTAAAAGAAATTATCAGTGTCTTCTGTTCGCCACTGTTGTGTATCTTCTACGTTCCAATAGTTAGTTTGAACCTTCCAATCAGGTATTTCATCTTTTACTGTAAAAGATGGTATGTCCCATATTAATCTGTTGTTAGGTTGTGCTGCGTAGTTGCCATCATTTAATGCAAGTACGTGTGCGCACTTATGTTCGTGCGGGATCTCAGAATGATCAGTATCTAGTATATTAGGCTCTGGATGTGCAAAGTCAACAGTAAATAAATAACGACCCCAATGCCATTTTTTATCTTTACCAATATATTTACCTGATTGTGATTCTAAAATATCCCAAGAAGTAATAGCAGGATAATAACTAAAAGAATTCCAAAGTTGAAGTTCATCAAGTCTACGGGATGGAACAGCTTCCGGTTTAAAACCACGTTGAATAAAAGCCGTAATTGGGAGACGATAAAAGATTGCGCCATTTTCCATAATAGCATGAAATAGTAAAGCACGACCTGTAATACAGCTAACACCAAAGATAATACAGTCTTCAACTTCTCCATGATGTTTTTTAAGATCATATAAATACTCCCTTCTTATTTGTGCATACTCTACTGGTATATTTGCATTTAAGTAAGCCATAATAAATCCTCATTTTATTGTACCCCAATTTGGTCCAGATTCATAGTCCACTTTGTTAGGCACTTCTAATTCAACCGCAGACTCCATAATCTCTTTTATCTTATCTGCATTATTGTTAACTGATATATCAAGTTCATCATGCACCTGTATATGTGGTATGATACCCTCCTTGTATAAATCTACCATAGCTTTTTTTGTCATATCAGCAGCGGATCCTTGTATTAATTTATTTAATGCTTTGTATGTAAACGCTCTCTTGATTCCTGGTCCGTGTTCCGCGAGTGCATCTTCATGAGACAATGCTTTATGTATCCCGAACTGATTAGGCTCCCACAAATTAAACCTACATCTACGACCAAGTAAAGTTCTAACACGACCTTTGTCCTGGGCTCTACGCATTACACTTTCCATTAACATTTTAACAAACGGCACCTTGTCATGATAAAGTCTAAACAAATCATTGGCATCTTCTTTTGATATACCAAGTTCTGCTTGTAATTTATTTTTACCCATACCATAAAACAAACCAAGGTTTATAGTCTTGGCCTGTGATCTTGGTATACTTGCCATCTCAGCTACAATCTGGTGAAAGTCTGCCTCACCATCGTTGTAAGCATCTAATACTTCATCAACACCATAGAGTCCATCAAGACTAGCATAGTGTGTAACAAGACGTGGTTCTTGTTGTGAATAGTCAAAACAACCCCACTGACAACCCTCCTCTGGTATAAATAAACTTCTGATCCGTGGTCCAAGTTCCTTGTTCCGTGCTGGTATCTGCTGTAAGTTAGGATTATTATAACTAAATCTACCGGTTACTGTACCACCACTATCTGATCTAATTTGATTTATCTCTGCATGTATTCTACCTTTATGTTGATGCTTTAGTATGGTATCAATAAATGTAGTATGAGATTTATTTATTTCTCTAGCACGAGCTATCAACTTCACCAATGGGTGTGGATGGTTCTGCAGAAAGTTTTTAGTAAATGATGGAGAATTTGTTTTTGCGGTTAGGTCATATGGTAGGCTCAGTTTTTGAAAGACTTTCTCTATTGAACGTGCAGCCCATATTTGAACATCTATTGATGTTTCTTTTTTTACTTTGTATAGGCATTCTTTTTCTTCTGTTAATAATTGTTGCTTTAATTCATATGCTGCTTGGGTATCTACACGAACGCCTAAAAATCGCATATCAACGAGGCAAGGAAAAAGTTCAGTCTCTAAATTAAATATATCTTCTACATCTTCGTGATACATTTGTTTCTTCATCTCTTGCCAGAGTTTGTATGTTAATTCTGCATCTTGTTCTGCATACTCACCCACATACATTGCAGGTAGTTTATACATTTCTGACTTAGCATCTACACCCCAAAGGTCTGCAGTTTCCTTCAATACAGCCTCATTTTTGCCTATTCCAAGATAATCTCGACCCAGACTACCCAAATCGTATCGAAAGCGATTCTCGTCTACGAGAGAGCCAGCAATCATGGTATCTACGATGGTGCCATTAATTTTAAGTCCTGCTGCACGTATAAAACATACGTCATACATAGCGTTATGAAATATCTTAATTGCATCTGTATTTAAGACATCTTGAAACCATTTAAGGACCATGCTCTTATCCATGTTACCACCACCTTCATGTGCTATTGGATAATAACCTTTCCAGTCTTGCACAGCCACAGCTATACCAACAATATTACTTTTGCCAGTTACAGAGCCGGAGCCCATAGTTTTTAATTCTGGATCTTTTGTTTCTAAGTCAATTGATATTTCACTATAATTAGATAAGTCAGGAAAAGACTCTGGTGGTAGCCATTCTGTTTGTGGTTTAAATATCGGTTTCACTATAATCCCTCTCCATAATCATTTCTATAAAATGTATTGCTTTCAATAAATCTTGTTTCTTTCCCTTATCTCTGTGTCTTATTATATATTTTATAGCACAACCCTCAGGATATAGCAATTCATTCTCCACTACAAATTTGCTAGGTTGAATTTTATATTTCTGATAGTGTGATCCTCCGTGTTGTTTGTCCCATACTTTAGATGTCATACGCTTTTTTCCTTTGTGGTTCGATTATAAATAAATTGTTTTCTGTTCTTGTGCAGGCAACATAAAACAATCTGTGTGTATCATCTGGATTTTTTTGATATTCATCGTAAGCTGCTCCAGATAGTTCTGTGTTAATTACTACATTCTCTCTTTCGTTTCCTTTTACTCCATGTATTGTTGATATACTTATCCTTGGTGTGTTAGATAAATCTTCTCCTGCTTTTATTAACTTTGATATTTTTCTAATGTCTTCATCACCTAACTCATCTAATGCCTCTTGCCAATCTACTTCTGTTTGCAAACCGTATTTATTTTTTAATGTGTCTATGTCATAGAACTGATCTTTAACCATAGCTTTAAATAGTTTTTTGTCCCAATTTTTATTCATCTTGTTAAATATTTTTTTACAATCATTGAAATGCATAGGCACACCTGTTTTTAATTCATCCCACTTTTGTATAATTTCATATATATTTTTTACTCTTGGTGTTGCTTTTCGTCTTTGCCAATACAATCCTTTTTCATCTAACACATCACCTATGTCTCCTAACATATAATTAGCCGTTGCTAAAACTAACCATTTACCTTTTGTAAAATCTACATCATGCAAACTTTGACAACGATTTACAGATCCTTCTATTTCTTTTGGATAATATTTTTTTTCTACTCTGTTTCTTACTCTACTAATAATTTTATTTGCAAGAGCAAAAGGTTTTTTTGGCACTCTGTGTGATTGTTCAAGTATATTTCTTGTGCCTTCTAAATTTATAAATGTGTTTACATGTGCACCATTCCATTTGTAAATGCCCTGGTCGTCATCTCCAGCAATAAAAGAATCTGTTGCTGCTTCTTCTATTCGTTTTACTAACTTCCATTGTATTAAACTTAAATCTTGTGCTTCATCCACAAACATAACACGCAACTTTGGTGGATCGCCTGAAGCTAAAAATTTTTCTATCATGTCAGGAAAATCAATTAGCCCATGTTCTTTTTTATATCTCTCTAACTCCTCTGATATAATTTTTAATTTGTTTAATGATACTTGTTGGTTATCTGTAAGATGGTAATACTTTACAGGATCAATTTCTTTTGATCGTGCTATGTTTATTAATTGTATGTATGGATTCTTAGAATAAAATATACTGTCATGGTCTTCGTCTTGTTGTGTGCCTTCTATTTCTAGTCCCATCTTTTCACCTAATTCTTTATAATGTTTTTCTTTCATGACTTGATCTCTAGCTAAGTTAAGTTGATTAAAACAAAAAGAATGTAGTGTTTGAAAATATGGTAAGTCATCTAACATAGATAGTCTAAATTTAAGTGCAGCTCTTTCTCTGCCTTCTTGTGCAGCGTTTTTACTAAACGTAAAATACCCAATCTTATCTGAATCTGTTGTCTCAAGAAATTTTTCTATATGTTGTAATAGAGTATGTGTTTTACCTGTGCCTGGTGGTCCGTATATTATTGTTCTCATTAATAATTATCTTTCTTAAATGGTTTTGGTTTATATGTTTCTGGTTTTTTATCAAATCTAGCTACAGCAAATACAGATAGTTTGTGTCTACCCACACGTTTAGTTGTGCAATTTAAATTGTCTTTTAACATTTGTGATGTTCTTTGGTACGGCACCTTCCAATGTTTTCTGGATAAATAATTGTGAAAAAAGTTATCAAACACAAAATGATGATAGCCTTCTTTAGTGTATGTGCCACCATTTTTTAAATCATCGTAATCATCTTTTTGTATTCTATTTACACAATAGTCTTCTAAATAATTTCGTAATATATCTTTTGTTCCTGTACCCTCTGCAGGTTCTGTTACCTCTGCATTCTCTAGTAATATATTTGTAAGTTTTTTCCAATCATTTGTTTTTAATGTTGGTGGATTGAATCTTAATTGTTTAACACATTCTTCTTGAAATAAACTTTGATTTGTTAAATGTTTTGCAGAGTCAAGATACAATCTATCACCATCTACATTCATATAGTAGTATGGCTCCTCTAACGCTACCACTTGTAGATCTGTTAGATTAGGGAATGTTATCTCTTGTCCTATACCAAACTTTCTAGATTTACATAATTTTTTATCACACAAACTACACATAGGTTGGTCATTGCATTTATAGCCCCAATCTTTTTTCTCATGTTGTTTTGTAATTATATTTACTTCTATGTCAGACAATGGTTGTGCCATTGCAGACTCATTAAATAATATTAATTTTGTTTTCCAATTTTCTGGCCATTTAGATTTTGCGTACACACCATAATGAAATAGTGCATTGTTTCTACCACCTTCTCCTACTTTATTTTGCACCATAAGTTCTACACATGGTGGTCCATCAGAGTATGGTGTTTCTGGTCTTTTAACCTCTATTGTGCTTATGTCTTCTTGTTTATATCTTTCTAGTAATTCAAAAAAACTTTCTATACTAGCAGCTTCGCCACTCTCGAGAAAGGCATATCTTGTTGTATTACTACAATTAAAATATGGTAAGTTTAAAAAATTTCCTGTATCATCTTTTGATTTTAATTCTCTTTGTTTTGGAAAAACTTCTGATCCTCCGTAACCTAATACAGATCTTATTTCGTTAAGTTTATCTTGCATTAAACTTGCAGACACATAATCTTTTGTAAATAAAAATACGTGTGCACCACCTGATTTAGACCTAAACACAATTAATGGTAATTTAAATTGTTTAATTTTATTTATAAGTTTTTGATGGTCAAACCCTGCATAGGAATCTATATCAATACATCCCCACTTACATTTGTTATCATCATTAATTGGTATGACACCTAAGCTATCTACACCATCTAAATGTTTTTGCCATAACTCATCTGTAACTGGTTCTCTTTTAACAAAAGATTTACCTTTTACTTTTGTGCCATTACCATTTGATTCACCTACAATAGTGACACCATGCGCCCGATCTAATCCTTGGAATATGTTTTTAAACTTCTCAATCATAATACAAGTGGGCGTCTCCACTCTCGCTTAGACGCCCACTACCTAGGATTCTAGTAGTTTGAATTAGACTTTGTAGTCTCTTCTGTACCGTGTTTAGCTTGGATCTCACCCTTACCTACAGATTCTGCAAAAGATTTTGCCATATCATAGATAGCTTTATCTGTGACTGGTCCTGCTTTTGATACATCCCAACCAAACCATGTTCCTTTGTCGTTAGACATCTGAACAGTAGATAGATTATAAATGTGGCTGTAAGTTGGCGGAGTAAACAAACCATTTTTACCCTGCATTTTAATACCCATCATCATTGAGTTCCATTTTCTACTAACTTTTAATTGAGTAGATTTCATAGAAATCAAAGCTGTAGATGGATTATCACCAACAGTTAATACAAAGTGGCTTGCAGTATTTTCAAGATAGTTACCATTTGCTAATCTATCTTTGTAGTCTTTACCTCTAGTGGTTTGACTTACTATATCACTGTCTGCCTCGTGAATTGCAACAGGTGCACCAGTGCTGGTACCTC